CCATCATGTTTGCGTGTGTCATTAGTAACCCCTTCTTTTTTTAGAACTTTTTCTTTCTTCTTCTGTCATAGGTTTGATGTATGGTACTACTACACCTGTGTTCCATTTGTGTGAATGTTTCTGTGCGTCTTCTTTATTATTAAAATACAGTGGTAGATCTTTCTCTGTGAACACATCTTTGCCTGTATCAAATACGTATTCACCCTTCTCAATCTCAAACATCACTGCCCACATCTTCTTCTCCTTTCAATCCNTTTTCAATCAGGTGTACAAATCCTGCGTTAAAGATAGCCATAAATGTCTCAGGGCTACACTCTACCTGTAGCGTAGCACTGCCATCCTCATGTTCTTCTATATCTGTTATCTTGATTTCATCATTCATCATTCACCCCCTTTGTATGCTTACGAAACCTTTTATTGTAAGCACGTTTGATTTTCTTTAACTGCCCAGCCTTCCACAGGTAAAACCTACGTGCCTTAGTGAGGCCATCGTATTCATCTCCACCCTTCATTGGTATCCGCTTAGTCATTCATCATCTCCTACTACTGGAGTATTAGTAATGGCAAGTATTGCCCCTTAACTAATACAGTGATGTCATTAATCATCACCATCCTCTGTCAGTGCATCCCATGATACAGGAAATAGTTCAATCATCTTGTGGTCAATCTGTCGTGCTACCTGTCGTGTCTCTGCCTGTGTATCAGACTTACAACGAAGGTTACACATATCTGCGAAGGCATCTAGGCTACCTGACCAATACCACTCAGTCATCATGCTCTGCGGCAGTACCATACGAGCTTGCTCAGGCGCTACACCCTCAGACAGTAAGGTATTGTATGTAGATAGCTGTCTGTTCCATTGCAACTCTTGATCAACAGATATGTTTACTAAGCCAGCACTGCCTTGCTTCTTATCAGAGCTACGTCCACGCCATGCCATAGGTTCGTAGAACTCAGGCGTATCATCTACATACCTACGGCTGATCTCATTCCAGCGTAGAAACTTATGCTTGACTAGCTGCCGTGCTACAAAGATCGGAGCCTTGATGTGGAAGCTGGCAAAGCAATGCCCAAAGGGGCTGATGTGTTTGTGCTTGGCAAGGTAGCGTATGAGCTTGTTGTCCTTAGCTTTGAGTAAGGGTGGACCCCATGGATCATACTCCATCTCGCTTGTCTTGCCGAATGACACACGGGCTGCGTTGACTACAGTCAAGTCAGTACCCATGTGATCTATGTATGTTGATCTAATCATCTACGGCTACCCCAATACACTGTACTGTCTCATTATTATCGTTGACCATAACGATTGCATCTTTCAATGCAGCCTTACACAAGGTCTCATTGTCGTATGTACCTAAGTGGTAGTACTTAATACCCTGATCTGGTACTAGGACTAGCCATAGTAATACCCATACTGTGTTCATTTGATACTCCTTTTATAATGTTTACTGCCTGTTCATCTGTTATTTTAAACCACTCACCGTTGTCTGGTTTATTCCAAGGGTGTTCTGTTACAGTGGCTGCTAGTATGTGCGCTCTCTTTTCTACAGCGTGTCTGTCATCTACGTCTACATAATAGATCAGCTTGTAATCTCGAAAGGGGCTGGATGTATTGTAGCTATTGCATCTATCTAAAGCATCAACAGCCATACCTATCTTTACCCACCCCTTCCATGCAGGATTTGTAATTGCGTATACATGACCGCTTACATGGCTGTTGTATAGAGCAAGTACTTCCTTTTTTATCTGGTCTACATTATTTAACATACATACCTAGCAATCTTGTATTCCAAATCGGTGTGAACAATACCGTGCCATCCAGACAGTTTGTTCTTTACCACGTTGATGTGGCGTTGATTGTCTTCTTCCTCTTGCCCCTCAACTGTAGGGTTCTTGCTAATCATAATCATAAGGTCTGCCTCTGCTGCCTTACCTGTACGTGAGCCTTCCATCATAGCTTGGTTTAGTACAACCTTACCTTCCGCCTCTGCAGATAGCTGAGACATATAAAACATAGCGCACTCTTGTTGCTTGGCTATCTGCCTTGCTTGTATAGCGTTAGCTTTGAGTGCTTCGTCGGGGCGTGAGAAGCCAGCGGTACGTGCGAACTTATCTCCCATGTCTAGTATAACTACATCAGGTTTGTACGACTTACATACAGACTCAACCCAATTCATGTCACGACCTGTTGCATCTTTGAACATAATGTTGTCGCGTATCTGACCGAATACATGCATAGCCTGCTGCTTGTTCTTAACTATCTCGAACTTGTCCATACCTGTAGCTGCCGTAATGTATCGGTGAGCTACACGGTGATAGCCTTCCTCGTTACACAACACAACTACCTTAGCACCCTGCCACGCAAAGCCATTAGGCCCAGCCACAAGTGACGCATGGAAGGATGTCTTGCCTGTGTTAGGACGTGCACCTACTTCAATCAAGTGACCAGCGTTGATACCCTCAACCTTACGTGTCAAGGTGGGGATGTTGAATGTCCACTGTGACTCAAGGTCAGTCATGGCAATGATAGTATCTAGGTCAATGTCTTCCCAATCAATACGTAGGTTGGGTGTGAAGTCGTCGCCATACTGCTCAAGCATCTGACGTAACGGCTCCAGTGTAGACTTGCTACCATTTACGTAGTCAAAGCCAAGGTTGGCAATGTCCTCACCAATTACCTGTTGGAACAGCTTGGATAGCACCTCTTGTGCTACGTCACTGCCCATTGCCTGCTCCTTACTCACTTGCACAAACAGGTGGCTGTATGCCTGTCTCTGTGCCGTTGTGAGGGTAGGGTTGTTCGCCATGAACAGCGCCTCAATCTCTGCGGGTGTTACTGTACGTTCGTAGCGATCCATAGCACTGTCGATTGACTGCTTGATCTTACGTACATCTTTACTAAATAGCCTGTCGGGACAACGTGCGCCACGATGCTCGTCATAGAAGTCTTTGTCCATTAGACTTCGTATCAATGATAATTCCATGTGTTAGTCTCCTAGTGTTGTAAGGTTTTCAAAGTCGGTAGGGTTCTTATACTTCAGGTCATCTTGCAAGTAAAGTATCTTTACGTTTGTTACGTACTGTCGCAACTCTCTTGCAAATTGTAGTGTCTTTGGTACAGCATCGGGGTCAAGTGCTATTATTGCTGTTGAGAACTGCGACAAGTACCTCTTGTGTCCATTGGATAGTGATGTACCCAACACTGCGACCCCGACATATACACCACCATCTCCTACAATAGCGGCACTAACGCAGTCCTCAACAACTACAGCCGTTGTACCATGCCCATGAGCATATGGCAAGTCACTTTTACCATATCTTTTCCACTTGGGTATACGATTACCAAGTGATCTGCCTGTGGCATCGACTGTAACTCCACTGTGCACAACAGGGAACACCACACGATGTTCCTTAACGTCATACAACAGCCCTAAATCTTGTGGGTTTAGACCCCACTCTATGCAATAATCTTTTATCTTTGCATCATCACGAACAAACCAATCAGGTTTTGAAAAAGTTGATACGTGTGTCTCTTCTGCTACACTACCTAATGACTTACGTATATCGTCAGCGGTCAGTTGAGTACGTGTGCCACCTGACGCACTGCACCCAGCCTTGTAACAGTTCCATATAATCTTACCCATGTTATTAGTAATAGTAAAAGTGTTCTTAGTATTACATGATGGGCATGTCATACGTTTAGTTTCACCATTAACTAATCCTAATTCATGTATAAGATCATTCATATTCATGTAATATTACTTTCTATGTTGTTCGCTCCACTCAAGGATACACTTACATTTCTCTGTGTCAAGGCATTATTTGCACTAGTGTATGTATGTTTCATATATGGTTTCACAGAAGACACATGATTGTGTCCTGTCACTGCCATAACTTGCGGTAATGGGACACCAGCATCAACCATCTGTGTCACACCTGTCCTACGTAAGTCCATAAGGCGTAACTCTTCAGGTAGTTTAGCTAGACGCATCACCCTTCTACCCACTTTTGATAGTCTCTCCATTGCATACGGGCCGTAGCTGCCATCCAAAGGTCTAGGATGTGGTGCAACATAGCCTTGAAAACCAAAGTCATTACGCTGAGAATTTAGCATGTGCAATAGATCGTCTGATATTGGTAGCTCTACATCAGCCCTGCGCTTACTTTGCTCCAACGATAACTTCTTGCTACGGAAGTCAATGCTATCCCACGTCAACATACGCATGTCACCTAACCTCTGACACCATTCGTATGACATCTGTATAATCAGTCCCACATTACGATACTCAAAGTCACTGTATGCTACGTCAAGAAACTTGACAACATCCTCATGCGTCCACACTACCTTGCGCTGTGGCGTAGACTTACGCTTGATATTAGCCCAAGGGTTATGTGCAGTATGTCCCATTTGTATGGCGTAGTTGTATACCCTACTGGCACAGGTTGCCGCATGATTGGCAAAACTAATGCCACGCTTCACCCACTCCTCGTATGCAGCCTTAGCAATCTTTGGTGTCACTAGTGCATACTTACGTGTACCCATTGTCTGATGCAGCACCGTCAAGAAGTATCTGTAATCCACCTTAGTATTAGGTCGTAACATATTGTAATCATTAGATTGATAGTAGAAGTTTATCAAGTCTGTCACCTTACTATTAGGCTTTACTTGTATAACAAGTGACTGCTCGTATCTCCAGTTGTCAATGGCTGCGTTGTGTTCCTTCACAATCTTGCGCACCTCTTTGATGTCGCTGCCATACTCCTTACGTTGCACCACACCTTCATCCACAAGGGACTGTGGTGGGTTGAAGCGGTATGAGATCACCCCAGAGGGTGACACTCGTTCTTGTACGTAGCGTGGTAGCTTAGGCATATACTCTCCTCAGTTCTACTATGAAGTAGTCCTTCAATATTTGTGTTACATGATCTTTAGAGTAGGCATACAAGTAGACCTCTTTTGTCTCTCCTGACAACCCCATGCGTAAGTCTGCTACATATCTGTTCATTACGCTGCCTCCAACAAACGGAACCTATCATCGGATACCCACTTAGATACCTCTTGCTCACGTGACCACATACTGATTGCTTGTGTATCTCTGCCAGTGTTCTTCAGATTGAACCCGTTGCGTTCATCTGCATAGGTGGCGTAGTTAGTCATAGCACTATACAGTGCGAACTTATTGTGACCACGTGTCGATGCCTCTTGCATGTACAAGCTGTACATCTTCTCAGACTTGCGCTTAGACCCAAGCATGTCATCAAGCAAAGAGCTTACGTCTACATACTTGAGGTCAGTGTGCGCCCATACCTGCATCTGTTGTGCTTGTGTGTAGAAATCAGTACGAGCACGGTTAAGCTCATAGATAAAGCTCTCCATAGAGAAGTTAGATGTGTTCTTCTTACGCACCTTGTCGTGATCTCCTGTGATCATACCATTGGTACAAAAGAAATCAATTGCACCAAAGAACACTTGGTTGCTGCACGAACCATCAATCCCGTGAAGGCTGATGATACGATTGCCGATCTCTGTCTCGAACTTGTCTGTGCTTATGTCCATTGTAACATTAGGCAAGGTTATGTCGAGCATAGCCCAAGCACCATTACGTGCAGTACGGAAGCTGAAGTCTGCATCTTCTAGGTCATTAGTAGATAGTGTCTCCGTAGCTGTCTCAACTACACCTCGAAAGAAGTCACCGTGTGAGGCACACTGGAAAGATTTCCCAACGATACCAAGGGGATGACCCGTTGTCTGGTTTATAACGTACTTCTTGTCGGACATGCGAGTGTCCTCGAAAGCTACATCAAAGTCTAAATATTCTGGAATATCAAATGGCATTTGTATCTCCTTTGCATTTGTTAGATGGCAACTGTGCCATAGTTGTATTGTATATACTACCCTGTACTAGTAACGATAAGCTATTTATAAAAGATGTGTGACCCATAGGCAACAGTCCTTTCTAGTTTCTTACTCCAATATGGGCTGACATACCTAGCATGGTAGTGTGTAGAATTATTAGTCAAGTCTTCAACTACGCCTGATAGTACATTATCAGCTACAATCAGTGACTTAGCCCATGCTATTTCTTCTAATGGTTTGTCGGACTTACCGTCACAGTACCAGCTAAACTGGCATCGGTGTTTCCCTTTATGATAACCTTGTTTAACTACCTTACACACATCATTAGGCCACTTGTTACTGCTGACCCTGTTCAAAGTTACCTGTGCTACAGCGTACTGTCCTATCATAGGTTCACTACGTGATTCATGGTACACATTTAAAGCAAGGCATATTAATGCTGCACTAATCATTTATCTTTCCTCTTGGGTAGGGGTGTACCTGACCAATCATCACATGGATCATCGGCAGGTACAGGTTTAGGATCGTCACTGTAGTACAACAGGTGCGGCATGTATGTGTCCATACTTTGAATACTCTTTGTGTTCATACTCAGCACAGTCTACAAATTCTATGTGAGCATCTGGGTGTTCGTACAGAGCTAGATGTATAGCGAACTCTGTAGCAGTCACCCAATCAGACACAGCGGGATACGTAGTGTCCAGTTTTACCACAGATTTATATTCATCTATTTCTAAAGTTACATCATATGCTGTTACAGCCATATGTATTTACTCCTTATTCTCATAAAACCATGCGCTATCATCGTCAGGCATTACCTTAGGCAACCAATGCTTAGGATTACCATCCTCACCTATTTGGGGGCGGAAGTCAAATATGTGCTGTAATGAGTACGCCTTATCCCTTACATTACTTAGCTGTGACAAACGTACATCCATCATCTCCATTGTATCGTCCACCATATTGTCTATTGTGTTAAATACCTCCAATAGTTTTTCTACTTCTTCACGGGTCAATTCTGTTTTTAATTTCTTATCCATGTTAATGTTCTCCTATCCTGCAAAATGAAATAGTTTCTTACGATTGTATGCATGTTCAACGTACAAGGTACGCTTGCCAAAGTGATAGGCATTCATGCTGTCCAGTGGTTGATACTTGAACCATCCACGGGACATTGCTTTACGCTTACGATACAAACCTTTACGTCCAAGGATATTAAAACGAAAACCTTTTGTGCCATCATTCAATGGTTTAGTTGCAAAGATTACAAACATATTATGATACTCCTTCTAGTTTCTCATTAACTTTTGCCAGCCACGTTACTAACTGCTTGCGTTGTGCCAACAGCTTAGTGCTACGGCGTACAACTTTTCGCTCAATCAAACCAACTGCCTTNAGTACCTCAACACGGTAGGAAATACGGTGTGTATACTCATTGAGTTCATTAGCCATAGCTTTGACCGTAGAGGTACTTCCAGTTCTGTAAGATGTAGTCGTCTGATACAGAGTAGTTGTAAGTGTACTTACGTGCTTTTTTCATGTGGAATGTATGCTGTACATACAACTCAGGCTTCATGGATTTAACTACTGGGCGGGTTGTGTTGGTTGTGTTTGTCATGTTGATAGCTCCTTAAGCTGCTGTTGTAAGATTTAGTTCTAGGTCGAGGCTATGCCAGCCTATTGGCATACATACATGGGCATAGCCAGTTGTCAAGTCCATAAGTATATCTCCTACGGACATACTGGGACGGTTACGAATGTTGGCTGTCGTAATACTACCGTCCCCATACCCATTGCCTTCATCAAAGATGGCCTCAAATGGTGTACGATCTCGTGTTTCTACATCATGCATGATCATGGTAGGTTCATACATATCGTGATACAGACCGTCATGCACTGCATCGTCTGCTTCATTAACAGTAAGCATACCCAATTTAAAGTAAGTCTTGGCATACACAGATGTTGGCATACTGTTGATACGCTCACTGTCTACGTTTGTTCGTTGGTAAATCATATATACCGACATAGTTAAGCTACCTTGTTGCTACGATAATTAATTATACTGTTACGTAATGTTTGTTTACGTTTACGTTCTTTGTCACGATCACGTTTCCAATCGTCATTGAACTTAGACTGTCCAACATTGGACGGTTTTCGTTTAGTCATCTTGATGAAGTTTTGCATCTCGTATTGCATTGTGCTTCTCCTGTTTGCGGTTACGTTTAGCTTTGCTACCTTTCTTAGGTGGCACTACCTGTGGAGACTTGCGCTCTTGCAGCATAGCCTTAGCCACAGGATTTACAATCCCCACAGATATCTTTTTAGCCATGTTCAAATCCATATGTTACACATTCAACGTGATACCTAGACACTACGTCACCAGTATCCAAGGCACGGTTGGCACGATTGCCAGCTACATAAATACACCATGTATTCCACCAGTATTCAGCGGTTGAAAGTTCGTGGTTTTCTCCATGCTCTGCATAAGTATGGCAGAGGTGAACGTAAGCCTCAATCTTACGAAGTATAGTAGCTTCTTTAGCTTTCATGTCAATCTTAGTTGCACTAACAGGTATTCCAAACCGTGTCAGATTGTGTACATCTAAACAGGCAGTGTCAAAGCCCAAACATTGAGCCATAAATGCTGCCTTGACCATGCCAAAGTTAGGCACATTAACAAACAAACGTATGATCTCAATGCAGCCTTGCTTGGATTCATAACCGTGCTTGTCTGCAATCTGATACACCTTACTATACAGGTAATCTTTGTGCTCCATTAGGTATACATAACCTTCACACTTTTTACCCCACAAACAATCAGCATCCTCACCATATCGACTAACCTTAGTCATGGCACCACGGACAGTGGATAGGCCAGCTTGTATCGTTAGCAATACGAATAGGCCATTGTTTACCAAGGCATCTGGACCACGCCATTTCACAAAGGCTTTGATTTCATTTACATCACGTTGATACATTATACTAATTCCTCAATTTTATTGCCAGCATCGTCCACAAATGGATTGATTTGACTGTCAAACCTTTCACGGCGTACTTTCATAAGTAACTCACGCCAGATGCGATTACTGCAACGTGAGCCATAGTTTTCTATAACTTCTTCAATCAATCGCAATTCATTAGTATTAAACATTGTATAACTCCGTTATAGTTAGGTCCGACATCGGACTAAGCAAATGCCTCGTTCCATTCAGCAGGTGTAATACCTGTCATCAGGAACTCACGTTCATCGGCATCCAATTGTGGGAATGCATTTTGAATGAGCATACCGTCAACCCAAGCATCAAGCTGTGCTTGAGTAATGTTCAAATCCATTACACAGGTTTTACCAGTAAGACGAGAAGTACGAGTGATATTCATTGTATAAACTCCGTTTAAAGTGTCCAACATTGGACGGTTTCAATCAGTGTTAGTATTAAACATATGTTATATAACACTTTCACTAAAGTATTAGTGTTATATAACTATGTAATACTACTTGTCAAGAGTCATTTTCAACATCTTTCCAACCACTGTCGTGGATCAACGTGGGAATACGATGTTTCAACTCCTCTGGGGTGAACGTGTTATCAATTGAAGTGTCCAACATTGGACGGTTTATCTCTTGTGCGAGATCGTGGAACTGTGACATAGCTGTGTCAAGCATGTCTTGCTCAACACTAGCTTTGACTGTGGATACTTTGTATCTCATGCCGCTTGACGCTGTTCGAGAGCTGACATCAAGTCTGTGATAATCTCTTCGAGATCCAGCTCATTCAATTCGGTTTGAGCAAGGATGGTATTAACCATCACCTTGTGAGTGATACGTGGCTTGATTGTTTCAGCCTTTGGCTGTTCTGCCTCAGACTGTCCAACATTGGACGTTTCACCTTCGGTGGTTTCTTCTGATGCCTTCTCAGCATCCCGCATTGCTTTCTGCAAAGCAGTAAGTGAAGTGCCTTTGAACTTACCATCTTCGATGAATTTGCGGCACTCTACTTCGTTTTCAACGAACCACAAAGCTTCAGAACGACGACGACGATCAATGATATTGATACCGTACATCGTCAGAGTTTGACGGCTGATCTGACCACTATCCAAAGTGGATTGAGCCTTTAACTCTTGTAAGAGTTTGCCAAGTCTAGTGTCGAAGCCAGAGGCTTTGATAGTGTGCTTCAGACTGTTAGTCTGCTTCCAGATTGATGCTAAGGCTTTGCCTTCTTTAACGAGAGCTGATATTGTAGTACCTTCGGTAGTTGTTGTTGTTGCTGAATTTGTCATTTGGCAGTTCCTTTATCTATCTTCTATAATTATATGAGAGAACCTATATCTCTCACAAGAAGTGAGATATAGTTCTATCATTAATTATGTAAGAAGATAGTATAAGTTTGTCAAGTCGGTTCTCATAGCGCGATCCTCTGCGCCTGCCGTTTCACGCGCCACTGCAGTAATTACAAGTAATTACGAAGTACCTGCGCTAAACTCGTATGAGGCTCAGATTGTGGTAGGACATCAATTGTGTTGCATCAAAGACACATCTTTAGATGTAAAGTGTCCAATGTTGGACGGTCAGTGAGCCATTGGCAGAGCGGCGCACGGCTCGTATGATCATACATCTGACCACTGAAGGTGGTGGGTAGGGTAATTATGTGCATCGTCGCTGCAACACATCTCTGATGTGACAACTTAGCCCATCTTATCACCACAAGTGGTGGCAACTGATTGCATAACAGTTGTCGTAGACAAGTAACCTACTGAAACTATGTACATCTATGATGTAATGGTGGAATGAGGCACAGCATTTGCCTTCACCGCAGGTCATATAGGTGCATTATGGGCGCACATCACGCGCAGTGAGGGGGGACGGGCAGGGGCCACGGGGGGTGGGTGCGTATATATGCATGAATATCTACACAGATCAGTAAAATGGGGTGTAAACCACTTTACATACATGGTGATTAACACACAAGCTGGTACTAAATGGGTGTCTAAACTGGCTATATATTACAGAATAAGTGTATCACGCTACGTTACAAGGTGTCACGTTATGTTACAGTATGCATTATAGGGATTGACATGCTATATTTAATGTGTAAAACTATATATAATAGAATTTGGGTTGGGTCACTTAAGTGATACACGTACAGTACATACTATAAGTACTACATTTACTATATTATAATTACATATAAGTATATATCATATAAGTATACACGTACAGTGTAGGTATTTGTATAGACATATACGTGTTAAGTCGCGTAAGCGAGAAGTTTTTTGTATATTAGGGTTGACAATGCCAAGAAAATCAGTAAAACTATACACTGACGATGTTCTTACAAAGTTTTATGAGCATCTTATGAACAACAATCTAGAAAATTTACACATACCGCATAGTGATGTATTCTATGTACGAGAAGCTGTACAGAATTATTATGGTAAGCCATTTACATTAGAGCATGTAGAGTGGGCTATGCGTGAAGAAGGATGGAGAGATGGCTAAAGATCCTAGACTAGAACGTGCAGGTGTGTCAGGCTTTAACAAACCTAAGCGTACACCTAGTCATCCTAAGAAATCACACATAGTTGTAGCCAAAGAGGGTGACACCATAAAGACTATTCGCTTTGGTGAGCAAGGCGCAAGTACTGCAGGTAAACCTAAAGCAGGTGAATCAGATAAAATGAAAAAGAAACGTGCGAGTTTTAAAGCGCGTCATCAGAAAAACATTAAGCGTGGTAAGTTAAGTGCAGCTTACTGGGCAGACAAAGTTAAATGGTAAGGAACCAAAAAAATGTCAGTAAAAAGTAAAGCAGCAAGAGCATTAGGTATTAAAGGTAGGCCGCGTAGGACGACTAACCCAGATGCATTTACTGCCCCAGACGCACTGTCGTCATCATCGGATAAAGTAATAGCAAGGAGTAATACTCCTACATCTTTTACAGCTATGGCAGAAGGTAAAAGTCTTTCACAGCTAAGTATTGCTATCCGTAAGCTAGAAGCTAAAGACTCATTAACATCTGATGAAAAAGATATGTTGTCTGCGTTTGTTAAGGAAAAAAAGAAGATTGAAAAAAAGCAGGCTTCTGAAGTACCACCTAAATCTGATCGGCCTAAAGGTAAACGAGCACCTTCTAAGCCTGACATGAGCATGGCTATGAACAAAGGTGGCTACGCTAACTGTGGTGCTTCTGTAGCAGGAACACAGGGTAAGAAGTAATGTGGCTGGCTGTAGTCCTTGTGTGTGCTAATCAAGCTGCTTCCTCTTGTCAGGTAATAGCTAATAGTAAAAAATTGCACATGACTGAAGCTGTTTGTTCAAAAGATGCAGGTAAGATGGCTGTGTACTTAATCGACAGAGGTGCTATAGCTGCGCCTTCTTGTGTACCCGTAGGAAGTAATACATAATGGTAGCTCTAACGTATACTACAAATTCTGAAAGCATTAGTGTTACTTCCACTACTACGGGAGGTACAGCCACAACACCTAATGGCGATACTCTATATACGTGTCCTGCTAACCACGATGCAACTCTAGAGTATTTAGGCATAGCTAATGGGGGTAATTCTACAGCTAAGATAACTGTAGAGTTTTTCCATAAGGATACAGCAGAATATCATAAGCTAACATCTGCACACAGTATAGCAGGCAATGATACCTACCACATGCTAAATGCTGATAGGTTTCATCTACACGCAGGTGATAAGATAATATGCAGCAAAGACGCTGGTACACTAGATGCTACACTTTCTTGTAAAGAATACTTTAACCCTACACGTTAATTGCATAACGGGGTTGCGCTATTGTCTGTAGTGTGGTATAACTAACTATGATATAACTATCTCTGTAAGGTAAGTATTGCTTACCTAAACATAATAGGAGATAGAATATGTTTAAACGTTTTTTACGAAATCTACAGACCAACCAACAACGCAGAGCCGACTATTGGATCTTGAGCAATATGACGGACAAAGAGTTAAAAGATATAGGTATTACTCGTGGCGAAATCAAAACCAAGATCCAAGGTTAATGAGGCAGGAAATTATACTAAGCCTACTATGCGCAAACGTTTGTTTGAGCGGATTAAGCGGGGAACCAAAGGCGGGAAGGCGGGTCAATGGTCTGCGCGTAAGGCACAGCTTCTCGCAGCCGAATACAAAAAAGCTGGCGGGGGTTATAAATAATGACCCTCGCTAATTCACAAAAGTCTTTAAAAAAATGGACTAAGCAAGATTGGCGAACTAAAAGTGGAAAGCCTAGTGCTAAAACTGGTGAGCGCTATTTACCTGCTAAGGCTATTGAGTCTCTTAGCAGCAATGAGTATGCCGCTACAACCAGAGCTAAACGAAAAGGCACGAAGGCAGGTAAGCAGCATGTGGCTCAACCTAAAGGCGTTGCAAAGAAAACCGCTAGATACAGAAGGGGATAATGATGGCACATACTATTATTGATGACTATAAATTATTTCCACGTATTATGATGTTAGTTGTGACTGTATTAACGTACCAATCTGTGCATTGGTATATGGCATTACCTGATCCTACTAACGGACAAGCAGGGTTAGTGTCAGTTTGTATGGGAGCACTCACTGGTTGTTTTGGTATCTGGATGAATAAGGAAGCTAAGACAGATAGAAGTACTCCCCCCGCACCTAAAGAAGTATATGTAGATAAGGATTCCAGATGATACAAGCTCTTATTGGACCTATCGCTAATTTAGCAGGAACATGGTTAAATGGTAAAGTTGAAACTAAAGCTGCCGAAACTAAAGCTAAGGTTGCCAAATCTGAAGCTGAAGCAAAGATTATGGTCAGTCGTGCAACGAGTGAAGCAGATTGGGAAAAGATTATGGCTCAAGGTAGCCAAGCTTCTTGGAAGGACGAGTGGCTAACTATTTTATTTTCGATCCCTTTAATTCTAGTATTTACTGGAGAGTGGGGGAGGCAGGTTGTGCAAAATGGATTTGTCGCATTAGATACTATGCCGCAATGGTACAGTTATACATTAGGAGTAATCGTGGCTGCGTCCTTTGGTGTACGTTCAGCCACTAAGTTTTTTGGGGGAAAGAAATAAAATGCCATTACCATTAATCGCAGCAGGAGCGGCAGTAGTCGCAAGGTACATTGCAAAATATGGCTTACGGGCTGCGGCAAAGAAGTATACTAAGAAAGCCCTTTCTGAAGGAAAGAAACACGCTCAGGATATAGTTACTAAACCTAAAGCAGGCCAAATTCAAGTTAAGGCCGCTACAAAAGGTCAACGTGCTTATCGCTCAGGTACTCGCGTAGCTGCAGGTGTGGGTGCTACTGCAGGTGCTATTGGTGGTGCAGTAGCTATGAAAAATAAAGTCAAAGATATGCGCGCTAAATTAAAAACAGCAAAGACCGAAATGGAACGTGCTAAGCTGCAAACAGCTATTGAAAAAACATTAGCTAAAGTTATGCTGGAAGAACAAAAATCTAAGCCGACTGCGCAAGCTCCTAAAAAATCACCACGTCCTAAAGCGAGGCCAGTAAAATGACTTTTAAATTATCAAACCGTAGCCTTGGAAAAATGGAAGGCGTAGACGATAACTTAGTAGCTGTAGTTAAACGTGCTATTGAATTAACTAAAGTAGACTTTGGTGTTATCTACGGCCTCCGTACTGTAGACGAACAAAAGAAACTTGTGGCTGCAGGTAAATCTCAGACTATGAAATCAAAACATCTTGAAGGTCGTGCAGTAGATCTCATGGCTTATGTAGATGGTAAGGGTTGTTGGGAACTGAATGTTTATGACGATCTCTGTGACGCAATGAAAGAGGCAGCTAAGGAACTTGGTGTAGCAATCAAGTGGGGTGCAGCTTGGTCAGAGGGTGACATCCGTACATACGAAGGTACAGCGGAAGATGCAATGATGGCATACGTAGATTTGCGTAGGTCACAAGGCCGTAGACCTTTTATTGACGGTCCTCACTTTGAGTTGATGTAAGGAATAATTATGGCTCGTGAATTAACAGAACGCCAACAAAAGTTTTTAGATGTACTTATGGATGAAGCAGGTGGAGATATTACCACCGCTAAAAAGCTTGCTGGATATTCACCTAACACAACTAATACAGAAATAACTAATAGTCTTAAAGAAGAGATTATTGATGTGACACACAGTTACCTAGCACGTAACGTACCTAAAGCTGCTATGGCTATGGTAAGTGCTTTGTATGATCCTACTGAATTAGGTATTCGTGATAAGATGGCTGCAGCAAAAGAACTGTTAGATCGTACTGGTCTTGTTAAAACAGAGAAGATGCAGGTAGAAGCTAAGGGCGGTGTAATGCTTATGCCAGCTAAACAAGCACAGGAAGAAGATGACTAAACCATTAGGACAATGGAAACTACCACAACCAACAGACCTACAAGAAGAAAATGAATGGGTTCCAATTCCACGTGTAGCAAGAACTGTACCCTTTGGGTATAAAATAGATCCAAAAGATAATGGAATACTCTTGCCAATTCAATTAGAACTTGATATGCTTATGGAAGCCAAGAAGTACATAAAACAGTACTCCTATCGTGAAGTAGCCAATTGGCTTACACGAAACACGGGCAGATCTATTTCCCACGTAGGACTAAAGAAACGGTTGGATAATGAACGAAGAAGAAAAAACAAAGCTGGAAGCCTACGCAGATGGGCAGACTATGCGAAAAAGGCAATCGCCAAAGCGGAAGAAATCGAAAACAGCCGCATCGGAGCAACCTCCCAAAACAAAGTCTCGCAAGAAAACAGCGCAGCCTGAACCTGCAAATATAATATATGACTTAGCTCCTATAGAAGAGCAGCATAATATTATATTTAAACCTAACGATGGGCCTCAGACTGAGTTCCTTGCGGCAAGTGAGCGTGAGGTGCTATACGGAGGCTCTGCAGGGGGTGGAAAGAGCTACGCTATGTTAGCTGACCCTTTACGCTTTATGGGCCACCCAGCCTTCTCAGGATTGCTCCTACGCCATACCACAGAAGAACTAAGGGAACTTGTATTTAAGTCACAAGAAATGTACCCTAAGATCTGGCCTGGAATTAAATGGTCAGAACGAAAGATGCAATGGACTGCACCCTCTGGTGCTAGGCTCTGGATGTCTTACCTTGATAGAGAAGATGATGCACTACGCTATCAAGGTTTAGCATTTAGTTGGATTGGCTTCGACGAACTTACTCAATGGCCTACTCCTTTTGCATGGAACTATATGCGAAGTCGCTTGAGATCTACAGCAAGTGATCTACCTGTATACATGAGAGCAACTACTAACCCAGGAGGAAGAGGTCATCATTGGGTTAAGAAAATGTTTATTGACCCTTCATCAACAGGAAAAAGTTTTGATGCTACTGATATTGAAACTGGAGAAGTTTTACGGTATCCTGCAGGACATGCCAAGGCAGGCACATCATTATTTAAACGTAGGTTTATACCTGCACGGCTTTCAGACAATCCTTATTTAGCAGAACAAGGTGACTACGAAGCAATGTTGTTGTCACTTCCAGAGCAACAACGTAGGCAGTTACTAGACGGTGATTGGGATATTAAAGAAGGTGCAGCCTTTACTGAGTTTGATAGAAACATTCATGTAGTAGAGCCGTTTGATATTCCGAATAACTGGATTAAATTTAGGGCATGTGACTATGGGTACGGAAGTAAGTCAGGCGTTATTTGGTTTGCTGTTACTCCAAGTGAACAACTAGTTGTATATAGAGAGCTTTATGTAGGTAAGGTTCTTGCTGCAGATTTAGCTGATATGATATTAGAGGCAGAAGCTTCAGATGGAAATATTAAGTACGGAGTTCTCGACTCTTCTTTGTGGCACAAACGTGGTGATACTGGCCCTAGTCTGGCGGAACAGATGATTATGAAGGGATGCAGGTTTAGGCCGTCTGATAGATCTAGGGGATCTAGGGTATCGGGTAAAAACGAAATACATAGACGCTTGCAGGTAGACGAGTTTACAAACGAACCTCGACTAGTATTTTTTAATACTTGCACTAATACAATATCACAACTACCCGCACTACCAATAGACAAGAAAAATCCTGAAGATATTGATACTACATCAGAAGACCACTTGTATGATGCTTTAAGGTATGGTATTATGTCTAGACCACGATTTAACATATTTGACTTCGGGGATTCATCTACACTAAATAAATCTAGTATGCAGGTAGCAGATAGTGTATTTGGCTATTAAGGAAAAATAAATGGCGCAAGATAACGAAATTTTTATAGAAGATGACTCTGTTGCTTTAGAGGACATTGAAGATACCGAAAGTACGTCAGAAGATTCTTCTGTGTCTAGTATTATTCCCTATGTTATGGAGCGTTATAAACGATCTGAAGATTTTAGAAATCAAGATGAAGAAAGATGGTTGCGTTCCTATCGTAATTATCGTGGACAGTATGGAAGTGACGTACAGTTTACTGAAGCAGAAAAGTCACGAGTATTTATTAAAGTAACTAAGACTAAAACATTAGCAGCTTATGGTCAGATTGTAGACGTACTATTTGCAAACAATAAATTCCCACTTAGTGTAGACCCCACAGAATTGCCTGATGGGGTTGTTTCTAATGTAAGCTTCGATCCCAAAGAACCAGAACAATTAAAGTCTAAAGATTCTGAGGATACAGTGTCTCCTTATGGGTATAAAGGGGATGGCAAAGAATGGTTCAAGGGCGCAACTGAAAAAACCCTTATGGAAAGTTTGGGTCCACTAGAAGATAAACTAAAAGATGTAGAAGGTTTGCGGGGAACAACAGGACTTACACCTTCCTCTGTAACATTTAGCCCTGCTATGATAGCCGCTAAAACTATGCAGAAAAAAATACATGACCAACTAGAGGAATCTAGTGCATCTAAACATTTACGTAGCACCGCATTTGAAATGTCATTATTTGGTACAGGCATTATGAAGGGTCCGTTCGCAGTAGACAAAGAGTATCCTAACTGGAATGATGATGGTGAGTATTCCCCTACTATTAAAACTGTTCCCCAAGTATCTCATGTATCTGTTTGGAATTTCTTTCCAGACCCAGATGCAAACAATATGGACGAAGCGCAGTATGTAATTGAACGCCATAAACTATCTAGAACACAGCTACGTGCTTTAAAGCGCCGCCCCTATTTTAGGTCTGCTGTAATTGACAATACTATTTCACTTGGGGAAAACTACACTAAAAAATATTGGGAAGAAGATCTTTCTGATTACTCAACTGACTCAGGTATAGAACGTTTTGAAGTACTTGAATATTGGGGCATGGTAGACATTGAGCTTCTTGAGGAACAGAATGTTGATATACCAGAAGAGTTAAAAGGGTTTGACGAGTTACAGGCAAATGTTTGGGTATGTAATGGTAACTTACTTCGTATGGTACTAAATCCATTCAAACCATCCCGCATTCCTTATCATGCTGCACCCTATGAATTAAATCCTTATAGTTTCTTTGGAGTAGGTTTAGCTGAAAACATGGATGATACGCAAACATTAATGAACGGCTTTATGCGAATGGCTGTTGACAATGCTGTATTATCTGGTAATCTTTTAATTGAGGTAGATGAAACTAATCTAGTTCCTGGACAAGACTTATCAGTATATCCTGGAAAAGTCTTTAGGCGTCAAGGGGGTGCTCCTGGACAAGCAATCTTTGGTACTAAGTTCCCCAACGTTGCAGGTGAAAACCTACAGCTATTTGATAAGGCAAGAGTATTAGCAGATGAATCAACAGGTTTTCCATCTTTCGCA